ACTCAGTCACTCTTGGTCTTACAGTAAATGGACTGTAATTTAATAACTCTGCAACTTCATCAGCAGTAGCACCAAAATTTCCTTTATTAGCAATAACATTAAATACTTTATTCCTAATAGTTTCTACACCTTCTTTTATAGCTTCAGCAGCTTCTATAGAAGTTTCAACCTCTTTATGCCCTGGATAAGATGGGTATGATTGTTCTGCCATCACTAAACTCCTTTTGATTAAAATTGTCAAAGCCAATATGTTCTGGTGGCTCTTTTTTAGTTTGCACAAAATGCCAAAACAAAACCTCAGCATTAAGTAATTGCTCTTGAAACTCTGCGTCAGCAGTAATTTCTAAAGCTTCCCATTTCATATTTCCGTAAAACGCAGAGAAATATAATTTAGGATAACCTGTAACCATTAAGTAATGTTGTATTTGTGCTTTGTATTTGTCAGCTTGTTTTTTAGAATTAGTAAACGCATTAGTGTGCTTACATTCTAACAAAGCTTTGTCATCACCTAATATTAAACCATCAACGTGTGCATACATATGAGGATAATCTTTATGAAAAAAAGTTTCTTGTCTTCCAGTAACTTTTAATCCTGTTTGTTTTTCAAACCATGTAATGTTAAATGGTTCTGTATGTACACCCATCTGTACTGGTAATACATCAGATAAATCTACAGGTTCGGCATCGCCTGTTTTTTCTAACCACAATGTATGCCATTCACCATTGTATAATTTAGTAGCATCACTACCACCAATACCTTGTTTTCTATCAAAACCTTCTTTCATTATTTTTCCTTTCCTACATAATAACAATTTGTAATTTCAAAATGATCTCGATCTATAACTTGATCAGAATCAAAATTACCTGAGTTAACTATTTCTTTTGCTTGTTTTTTTGTTTGACACATAATTGTAACTTCGTTTGTTGTTTCTTCTTTAAACTCAACTTTAAAAACATTCATATTGTTCCTCCTATTTTGTAAAAATGTTTATTTTTCTTGTGAACTTCTTTTAACAATATCTCTAACCTTGAGGCCCAAAGTTGTTGCACCTTTACGTTTGATTTTTTTCCATTTTTCTTTTTTTTTCTTTTCATGTTCTAACCTCAACCTTTCTATTTCATTAACAAACTTGTAGGGTAGAGTACCTTTCAAGATCATCGTTGCATTGTGATTGTAAACATCGTCATTAAATTCTATTTCTTTGTAGAATTTTAATAACCTCATTCTAAAAGCTTGTTGCCTTATATGAGGTGCTGCGTAGTCTATGTTAGACTTCTTCTTTAGTGTGAACATCGGTTTCCTTTACAGTAAATGTATTTTCTTTAGCTTTTTCTAAAAGATCATTTAGAAGTTTTTCTTTACTTTTAAATTTATCTGTTATTGATTTAGCTTTAGTAAGGTAGTGAACAGCATCTAGAAGTTCTTCTATTGTTTCAGCAATCCATTGGTCTAATGGTCTTTCATTAGCTTCCATTGTCTTACCAAACTTGTCCATACCTTGTATGTGTCGATCAAGAATTAACTTAACGACTTCATTTACTATAGGATCGTTTGTTATATCACCTGGATTAAGATCTGGGTTGATTGTCATTGTTTTGCACCTTTGGTTGTAATTGTATTGTCATATTTAGAGCATCTGCCCAACAGCAGAATAACCATCCACTTGGTTTTCGAATGCCACATTCCCACTTGCTTACTAATCCTTTTGCAACTCCCAAAATTTCATCCATTTCTAATTGAGATATATTTAATTTTTTTCTAGCAGCTACAAATTGTGGGATTAAAGCATTGTGGAATAAGGGGCCTAAAGCTTCATTAGCCATTAATACCTCCATTATTTACTCTTTTATTAGTTAATAATGATGATTTAATAAGAACATTAGTGAACACTAATTTAGGGTAAAAGTTATCGGTAGTAAATAAAGGTAGACAATACAGGGAGTTTAGTCTATTACTACCGATAATTAATGGTTTCCAAACCAAATCAATTATCCAATTAAAACAAATCATCAAAAAAGACAATACGCACTTTATTACTGTATAATATGGTAAATGTTTCCTATATGTTCTACCTATTGTGCGTAATAAACTAACAAAGAAATTACGCAACAATAGGGTTGCTTGTGCAACACACAGTTTTACAACTTATCTAGGTTGTTGCTAGGATCGCCCATGGGATTTTAATCCTGTAGATCTAAGGAAAATTTACCTAGCTATTAAAGACTTAAACATATGACTATGATGCTTTAAATTCGGTAGCAAAATCAAATATTTAAACTGTTAAGTTGATGTTTTAGTTGATTATAAATATTGTGATTTTTGTCATGTTTCCAAATACCTTTCATTGAAGATTTGGAATTAACATGAAACAATATTGTAGTGTGATCTAACTGTAATTTATAACCAATCATTGGTAATGAGTTTTGTGTACTTTCTCGCATTAAATTAATTATCATAGATTTAGGAGTAATAATGTATTGCTGTCTAGATTTACTCATAATTTCTGGCATACCTATTTTAAAATAATTACAAACTAATTTACAAATTTCTTGAAAAATTTCTGGATTGTTTGCAATTTTAGATGGAACAGGGGGTACATATTGTAACAATGGATCTTTAGTTTTTTCGCTTTCTTGAACACCAGCTTCAAATCCTAATTGATATATACGTTGCTCTTTGTCTGATAACAAATCGTAAGCAACTCTAATAGCATATATAAATTTATTTTGATCTAATTTACTTATGTGTTTTTGATATAATTGTTTTATTGTCATACATTTCCTTTACGTCTTGAAGCTTCTAATGTTCTCCAAACTTCTATTTTCATTTCTGCTGTTTTTCTTTTATTTTTAAGTTCAAACAGTTCTAAATTAATAGTGTGAAGTTTTTTAATATGATTTAAATAATTAGCAGATGCATAAAAATCTTCAGTAGCTTTTGATACTGATAATTCTGATTTGCTTATGTATATGCCTTTAATACTTTTAAGCATATCTTCACCATACGAAATTTCTGCTTGTAGCTTAGAATAACTTTCGTCTGTTGCTGCTAAATAAGTTAATAGTTTATCAATGTCCATACATTCCTTCCCATTGTTTGCTGCTAAGCATATTTGCTACTGCTTTTTCTCTTTTTCTTGATACGTTGTAAACTGATCCTCGAGTGATTGGGTGTGTTGCCCAGTCAGTCGCTGTTTGGTAAACTGCAAAAAGTGTACTGCCGTACCTGTCATTATATTTACACCATAAATTATCCAAATGATTAAGGACAAGAATGCTGTCATGCTCAATATCCAAACCTTTTTTGTAAGGTTTAGCAGCGAGTGTTTTTCTAAATAGTTCTGTAACATCTGATGTATTTACCTTTCGTTGTAACATTTTGAACATTTCATTACCTAGATCTTCATGATCTTGTAAGCCAGATCTAAACTCTGAAACAGAATATGAAATATCTTTTCTAGAGCTGTGTTTATTGTAAACAGTAAAAGTCCAATCTGGTCTAACCATACCGTTCATGCACCACATATACATTGAAGAAAACATTATTTGTTGGCCCCATTGACCATCAAGTGATGAGTATATTCTTATCTGTGGAATTATTTTTTCTTGTTGACCTTTGTGTTTAAAGGATTCTATTTGAATATCTTTATTCCAAAAGTTAATATCACGTCTATATTTACGACCATTTGCATACACATGGTCTTGAGTAGTGATTTCAAATTCTTCCCAATTTGGTAATGCTTCTTTAATTACATCATTAACTTTTTCAGCTAATACTGAATAAGGTCTAACAACATAATCTTCTGAATGAATACCAAGTAATTGACCAGTATCTTTTCTTACTAAAGCATATCTATTTACTGTTTCATTTTGTCCGTACATTGGTTTTAATCCAGTACCAATGTTTGGTTTTATATCGTCTAAATAATATAATTGTTTTTTCTCAACTTCAAAATACGCACTTTGATCTATTGTGAGTAGATTATTTGGCAGCTCTTTGTTAATAGCTAAATTATTCATAATACCTCTTTCTTTCTTATGTTTCTAGCTCCCTCTTATGGGGGAGTTAGTATTAGTTGGCATGAAGGAACAACCTTGAACTTCACACCAACTATTCAAAGGTGTATTTTTTTATTCCCAAGGGTAATACACAAACCTTGTGTTTATACATCTTGCGATGCCTAGAATTTGCTATACTTTTCACGCAAATAAACTTCTACTAATGTCTTAATAATTTTAGACATAGGAAGTCTTTCGTTAGCTGCGTGTTCTCTTAATCTTGCATGTAATTCTTTACCTAAACAAACACCCATAACTCCGTATTGTGCTGCAACACTAATACTTTTTGGTTTTTGTTTATCTAATTCTGCATCTATTTGATCTATATTCATTTCTTACCTTTCTTTATGTAAATTGTTAATATTATTTGAAATACAAATATTGCTAATATTGCTTTCCAATCTGCGTAAAAAAATATATCTCCATTATCAATCATAATTAAAACCATTCGGCAGCATCAGCTACTTTCCATTTTACTTTTTTCTTTTTATATTTAATGT